CAGACCCAAAGTATTTCCTCTCGTGGGAGAAGCTAACTCGCACACTTGCAAGTCGGAGTCAGCAAAAACCGCAGTTGCTAGAACAATAAGTGGAGGAGCACACACAGGAGGAAATCATTCTGGAATGACAATCCTTCAATTAAATAAACCTAAACATTCCAATGATCGGATTTATTCTGACAAAGGAATTTCACCTACTATTAACTCGTGTTCAGGTGGTAGTAGACAACCCTTTGTTCTTACGGAAGTACGATCAGAGGAAGCAAAGAAAATAAGAAGGGAACACAAAGCAAAAACAGGAAAGGATTTCTCTCCAAGACGAGGAAAAGAGATCGTTCCTAAAAAAGAGTCAGTCGTAGGAACTTTAACTACTAGGAAAAATATAGAACAGTCTATATTTGATGGTAAAGTCTTACGAAGACTCACACCTTTAGAGTTCTTTAGGCTACAGGGTGCACCAGACTCTCTATATCACAAGGGAAGAGAACTTGGGATATCAGATACCCAACTGTTTAAAATGGCTGGAAATAGCGTTACTGTGCCTGTAATTAAAGCTATAGGAGAAAGATTATGGGTAGATGGTTCTTAATGTTACCTGACATCTTAGTATTTTTTAGCATATTTGGTTTCGGATTCTTGTCTGGAGTCATTACTATTCTTATTATCGTTGCTTACAATGTAATGGTAGGTAACACAATAACAATCACTAAAGAGGAGTTCTAATGGAAGGAAATATATTTGAGATTCAGAAATCTTTAGAGGAAGAAATGGTTTATACTGGAATTGAAAAGTTCCAGAAGCAAGTAAGAGAAGCTAAACAAAAAGGTACAGAATCCATTACCTTACATGGCATCTTACTTATGAAGAAAACTGTTACCACTCTGAGTAAAGCCATACACACTCACATAAATGAGGAGGTTTCAAAACCAGGTCGAATGAAAGCGAGTTCACCTTTCCTAGCAATGCTGGAAAATGATGTAGCAGCTTTTATATCTTTAAGAGCTATCATGGATGGAATCTCACATTCCCAAAAACTCATGAATCTTTCCCATCAGATCGGACAGGCTTTATCGGATCAGGTAAGATTTAATCTTTGGGAAACCCAAGACAAAAAATATTTCCGAATGCTTGTGGAAAAGATAGGGAAAATATCTGCATCTCGACATTATCGAAGGTATGGTCTAATCCGTACTGCTTCTTATAAAATGGAGGAAGAGATCCCTGTTTGGACTCATGTAGAGAAAACACAAGTAGGACAGTTGATGATAGATCTAATAATTAGGTCAACTGGATTAATTAAACTAGGATCTACTAGATCTAAAGGAAAAAAGTATTCTTCATATACTATTGTACCAACTCAGGAAACATTAGATATGATTCAGGATATAATTAATCAAGGAGAGCTACTTTCTCCTGCTTACTTACCAATGGTAACGACTCCGAAAAAGTGGACTAATCCTTCAAATGGAGGTTATTTATCACATAGATTACCATTTATTAAAGAAACGCATAAGAATGTTAAGACTGACCTTCCATCTAGTAACATGGATATGGAATTTGAGTGTACTAATTCTCTACAGGAAACTAAGTGGAAAGTTAATACAAAAGTTCTTGATGTTATGGAAAAAGCATGGGAGCAGGGTAGAATAATAGGATCTATGCCTGATAGGAATGAGATGGATCTACCTCCTCGTGATTTTCCGAAGGATCTAAAGAAGAAAGACATGGATGAGGAGACAAAACTCAAATTCAAAGCTTGGAAAGTGAAAGCTACCCAAGTTTATGAAGAAAATATAAGAAGAAAGAGTCAGATCCTACAATTCATGAGGACTTTAAATCTTGCAGGAAAATTTAAAGACTTTGATCAGATTTATTTTCCTTACCAAGCAGATTTTAGGGGAAGAAAATACACAGTAAGTTCTTTCCTAACTCCGCAAGGTACTGAATATGCTAAGTCTCTTCTAACATTTGGAGAAGGATTACCAATTGAAACCCAAGAACAGGCAGATTGGTTGGCTATTCATGGAGCTAATTGCGCTGGAGTAGACAAAGTAAGTTTTACTGAAAGAATCCAATGGGTCTTAGATAATGAAGAACACATTCTAAAGTCAGCAGAACTTGGTCTTGACTATGATTGGTGGACTCAATTTGATGATGCTTGGGTATTCTTTGCATTCTGCTCAGAATGGGCTACATTGAAAAGAAATGGCTTAGGGGTACTCAGCTACCTCCCAATAGCTCTTGATGGTTCTAATAATGGTTTACAGCATTATTCAGCTATGTTGAGATGTCCTATTGGGGGTAAAGCAACAAACTTAACAAATGAACCTGTTCCACAGGACATTTATCAGGAAGTTGCTGATGTAGTATTTCGGGAAACAAAAAGACTAGCTGATTTAGATGATCCTATAGCTAAGAAGTGGCTTGAATCTGGCTTGATAAATCGTAAGATGACCAAAAGACCTGTGATGGTGGTTCCTTATGGTGGAACTAGGTTCTCTGCTCTAGTTTATGTAGAACAATATGTGAAGGAACAACTCAGAAAAGGAAAGGAATTTGAAATCCCTGAAGGTGAAAAGCTTTCTAAATATATAAACTGGATTACTACCTTAGTTTGGAGTGCTATCGGAGAAGTTATAATTTCTGCTAAGGAAGCAATGACATGGATCAGACATGTTAGTTCTGAACTCTCTAAAAAGGGTTATCCTATTATTTGGAAAACTCCTACAGGACTCTACATCTACCAGCATTACAAGGCTTTTAAATGGAGACAGATCAATACCACCATTGATGGTAAACTCTTAAAGCCTGTAATTTATGAAGAGGATGGTAAGAAGATAGATGTTCATAGATCTATAAATGGATCAGCACCTAATTTCGTACATTCTCTGGATGCCTCAGCACTAACTCTGACTGTGCATCTATGTAACAAGGAGGAGATTAATAGCTATGCTATGATCCATGATAGTTATGGAACGCATGCGAAAAATACTCCTGAACTTGCAAGACTTTTACGAGAATCATTTGTAGATATTTATTCTAAGAATGATGTTCTAGGTGATTTTCGTAAAGCTGCTTTGGAAGTATTGGATGAAGTTCCAGAACCTCCAAAACTAGGAAACCTTAATATTTATGAGGTGTTAAACTCACCTTATTTTTTCTGTTAAAATTCTTTTTACCTACTCTAGATATAGAAAGGAAATCATGGAACAACTTGAATATCAAGCAATAGAGATATTAAAATCAGGAGAACCTTTACCTGTAGATATCTATATAGAACTTAATAATTCTGGAATAGATCCAGAATATCTTATAAACCTTTTTACAAAGGAGGAAACACAAGAAGAAGATGAAGAAGAAGTAATAGAAGATGGATTAGATCCATTACAAAGAGAAATATTAGGTGAATTCTCATCTAATCAATATTAATATATAATATAGGAGAACAATATGGCAGTAGAAAAACTGGTAAGTCCAAAAGCAAAATGTAAATGGGTTAATGTTAAAAGACCACATCCTGAATATGATGTGTTCCAGATTAACCTGCTTCTTCCTGCTAAATCAAAGGAAGCAAAAAGCTGGATGGAAAAAATTGATGGGTGGATCGCAGATGAAGTTGCCTCTTCAGGTAAAAAAGCATCTGAGTTTCTTCCATACAAAGAAGATGGTGATGATATCGTCTTCAAGTTCAAGCAGAAAGCCTCAATCAAAGGAAGAAATGGGGAAGCTCGTGATGTTAAGATCATGGTAGTAGATTCTCAGATGAAGCCTTGTAATGTGGACATCGGTTGGGGATCAACTGTTAAGGTTTCTTACTCTCCAATACAGTACACTGTAAATGGGAAGTCAGGAGTCACTATGTATTTCAATGCGGTTCAGGTCTTGGATCTTGTTGAATATGATGGAGGAGAAACATCAGGATTTTCTAAGGAAGATGGGTTTACTTCTGAAGAACCTGCAGAAAATCCTTTTGTAGCTTCAGAATCTGAGGATGATGACGATTTTTAATCGTTATAGATCTAATCTAGAAGGATCAGTAGCTGATTATCTAGAAAAGCAAGAAGTTAGTTTTATCTTTGAGCCTAAAACGCACCGAATAGGTTATGAGGTTCCAAAGAAATATCAACCTGACTTCTTGCTTCCTAATGGTATACTGATAGAAGTTAAAGGATGGTTCAAAGCTGAAGATCAGAGAAAACATAGACTGATTAGACAGCAACATCCAGAACTAGATATTAGATTTGTCTTTGGAAAACTTAAAAGTAAAGTTCAAGGAGGAAGGTATACTTGTCAAGAATGGTGTGAGAAATATGAATTTCTATATGCCGAATCAATAGTACCTAACTCATGGCTACATGAAAAATAAGGAGGATTATGGGAGAACAAGAATCTACTTGCATCTCCCATGCTCCATGTCCTAGATGCGGTTCTGCAGATAACTTAGCTGTCTATGATGATGGGCATGGTTGGTGTTTTACTCCAGGTTGCGGTTACAGACAACAAGGAGACACTAAGGAGAACATTAAACAAGAGGAGAAATATAGTATGGATTTTATTAAAGGAGAAGTTGAACCACTCAAAAAACGTGGCTTAACTAAAGCTACTGTAAGTAAATGGTCTTACCAAATTGGTGAAGTAAAAGGTAAGAAAGTTCAGATTGCTAATTACAAAAAAGATGGGCATATAGTAGCTCAGAAACTCAGGTTTCCTAACAAAGATTTCCTGTTTATAGGAGATACTAAAGAAGCAGGACTTTACGGAAAACACTTGTGGGAAAAAGGCAAGATGATCACCATTTGTGAGGGTGAAATAGATGCCATGTCTGTCTCTCAGGCGCAAGGAAATAAGTGGCCTGTGGTTAGTATCCCAACTGGAGCAGCAGGAGCAAGGAAGGCAATACAGAACGACTTAGAATACCTAGAAAATTTTGAGTCAGTTATACTGATGTTCGATCAGGATGATGCAGGTCAAAAAGCTGTGGATGATTGCGTTCAGTTGTTTAGTCCAGGAAAAGTAAAAATTGCTACACTTCCGCTTAAAGATCCTAATGAGATGATACAAGCAGGAAGAGGTGCAGAAATTATCAATCAGATCTGGAATGCAAAAAGCTATAGACCTGATGGTATCATTGATGGGAAAGACCTATGGGATCTCGTTAGTACCACAGTAGAAACAGATTCAATGCCTTATCCTTTCAATGGATTGAATAACATGACTCAGGGTATTCGTAAAGGCGAGATCATTACAATCACCGCAGGTTCAGGAGTAGGGAAGAGTCAGGTTTGTCGAGAGATCGCTTATTCCTTAATGCTTCAGGATCAAAAAGTGGGATACCTTGCACTTGAGGAGAACACTAAGAGGACTGCGCTTGGTTTCATAGGATTATACCTTAACAAGCCTATTCATCTACAAAGTGTAGATCATACTCCAGAAGAATTAAAGAGTGGATTTGATAATGTACTAGGTACAGGAAACCTATTCCTCTACGATCATTGGGGAAGCATGGAGATCAACCATCTCTTTAACAAGATAAGATACCTTGTAAAAGGTGTGGGATGCACCCATATTATCTTGGATCATCTTACTATAATTCTTTCTGGTTTAGAAGGAGGAGATGAAAGGAGAATGTTAGACTTTGTAATGACTAAACTACGTTCTTTGGTAGAAGAAGTTCAATGTTCTTTAATTCTTGTATCTCACTTACGCAGACCTACAGGAGATAAAGGGCATGAAGAAGGAGTTAGAACTACTTTGAACCAGTTAAGAGGTTCTCATGGGATAGCTCAACTCTCTGACATAGTAATTGGTTGTGAAAGAAACCAACAAGACGAGGAGAATCCAGACCTCACAACTATCAGAGTTCTGAAAAACCGATGGACAGGAGAAACTGGAGTTGCAGATACCTTACATTATTCTAAAGAAACTGGAAGAATGGTAGTTACTGCTTCACCTGATGAAGCTAAATCTTATGGATTTGAAAAGGAGAATAAGGAGGATTTCTAATGGAGAATATACTACTAGACATAGAAACTGATGGACTCTTAGATACAGTCACTAAGGTTCATTGTATAGTAATGAAAAGTCAACATTTTGGAGTAGAAGTAGCAACTTCAAAAGAACAGATTGAGAAAGCTTTAGTTGTATTAAAAGCTAATCATATAGTAGGTCATAATGTCTTAGGATTTGACTTAGAAGTTCTAAACCGATTGTATGGCCTAGTGATTCCTGTGGAACAAGTTACAGACACTCTTATTCTTTCTAGGTTAATTCACTCAGATCTTAGAAATGAAGATTCTTCTGTTAAAATATTAGAACCTAAGTTTTGGGGATCACATTCCTTAGAAGCATGGGGATATAGATTGAATTTTAACAAAGGAAACTTTGGAAAAGATAATGACTTCAAAGAGTTTTCTCAGGAGATGGTGGAGTACTGTATTAATGATGTGGAACTAACGCATATTTTATGGAAAAATTTAAGGCTGAATTTACCAACGGAAAATAGTATACGATTGGAACATAATATAGCCGAAATTTGTAACCAACAGGAGAAAAATGGGTTTGCATTTAATGAAGAAAAAGCCATTGAATTATATCAAAAGCTGGCTCAAAGGAGAGAAGAACTTGGAGGAGAACTCCGAAAAGTATTTGGATCATGGCTCATCAACGAGGGACTTAGACGTAATGAACTGTATTCTAAAGTTAAAATTATTGAGTTCAATCCTAATTCACGGCAACACATTGCCAAGAGACTCAAGGAACTTAGAGGATGGAAACCAAAAGAATTCACTCCGTCAGGTGAAGCTAAGGTTGATGAGAGTATTCTCAAAAGGTTAGAATATCCTGAAGCAAAGTTAATGTCTGAATATTTAATGTTAAACAAACGCATTGGTCAACTTGCAGAAGGAGATCAAGCATGGTTGAAACTTGTAAAGCAGGGGAGATTACATGGAAGAGTCAACACGATGGGAGCATCGACTTCAAGGGCATCTCACTCAAATCCGAACCTCGCTCAGGTTCCGAATACAAACGCACCCTATGGGAAAGATTGCAGGTCTTTATTTGTTCCGAATAGAGGACAGAAACTATTGGGGATTGATGTCTCTGGCCTTGAGTTGCGTTGCTTATCGCACTATCTTGCTAACTATGATGGTGGTGTATATGGTAAAAAACTTTTGGAGGAAGATATACATACTGTTAATCAGAAAGCAGCTGGTTTGGCTACGAGAGATCAGGCCAAAACATTCATTTACGGTTTTCTGTATGGTGCAGGAGATCAAAAAATTGGGGAGATTGTGGGGAAAGGACAGAGAGAAGGGAAGTTATTAAAGAATAAATTTCTTGGAGAACTTCCAGCCCTTAAACAACTCAGAACTAATGTCCAAAGAAAAGCCAAAGAACAAGGAGCTATCAAAGGATTAGATGGAAGACGAGTACCTGTTAGATCTAAACATGCAGCTTTAAACACTCTACTTCAATCAGCAGGAGCTATTATTTGTAAACAATGGGTAGTGGAAATGCATTCACTACTTAATCAAAAAGGGTTCAAACGTGGGGAGGACTATGATCAAGTAGCGTTTGTTCACGATGAAGTACAACTAACAGTAAAGGAGGATCATGCAGAAGAAATC